GTGACCGGCAGCCAAGGAAGAGATGTGGGGACAGCAACCAGTCCCAATTATGATAACTGGGAGGACAGATTCAAGACAGCGAAGTCTCCCTGGATCATCTCTCAGAAGTTTGGTGCTAACAACAAGAATCTCCTTCGGCTTCACGCCCTGGATGACGGTGATCGCCCAAATAGTCTGATCAAGATAACGATTGAGAACATTCAGTCAAGCAATAATGAGAACGCCACATACGGCAAGTTCGACCTCTTGATCCGAGATTTCTCAGATACCGACGGAAATCCTGTGGTTCTGGAGAGCTTTCGTGGGCTGCAGATGGATCCCACATCAGAGCGTTATGTAGCCCGTGTCGTGGGTGATATGAATATGTACTACGACTTTGATCAGAAGTCAGGTGCCCAGAAGTTGAGAATTGAGGGTTCACACCCGAATGCTTCTTCTTACGTACGTGTTGAGGTTCACTCTGATGTTGAGAATCTTGTAGTAGACCCCTCCGCGCTCCCATGTGGCTTCCGTGGCCCCCATCACCTGGTGACTAGTGGTTCAACCGGAACGCTAACCGGAGGTCACCTCGAAGGATTTATCACCGGCAGTACCGGTCAGGGATCTGATGCCCACGGTCTGGATGTTGACATTGCTTATAGTGTAGTTCAGCCGCCCCTTCCCATGCGTGAGCATCTCACGATTGGTGACTCTCCCAAGAAGAGGGTAAAGGCCCACTTCACTTGGGGTCTCCAGTGGGAGGTCAAGGACGACCAGGCGAGACCCAATGCTAGATCGAAGATCGACCCATCATTGGTGAATCACTTCAAGTACTATCCCAACTTTTCTGACACCTGGCGAAAGGTCATAGTGGGTGATAATGAGGGTACTGTGGACTCTGGCGGTACTATTCTCGATGCTGACCGATTCAACAATAACTTCTTCTCCCTCGAGCAGATCCAGGTATCAACAGGATCCAACGATAGGCCCATTAACTCAAGATGGGGTGCTGCGGTATACCGGAGAACCGGAGTAAAGTCAACAACCTTGACTGATTCTGATGGTACTGTCTATCAGCGCGATGTCACTCGATTCCTCGACGCGTCCAAGGACTTCAACCACCTTCCCTCTCGGAAGTACCTGAAGTTCACACTCCCTGTCCAGGGAGGGTACAACGGCGTCAATCACTTCGACGTAGCGAAATCCAAGATGCTAGATGTAGCCTGTCGCCGAGAATTCGGAGATTCTGCTAATCAGGGTGGTGTTAAGGGACCAACAATTGCTGCATATAGAAAGGCAATTGATGTGATGGAGGAGAAAGCCGACGTTGACATTCAGCTGCTCTCCATTCCTGGAATTCGACACGAGTCAGTTAGTGACTACGCCATCGATGCTGTGGAAGGCAGATTTGATGCGCTCCTTCTGATGGACATTGAGGAGAAGGATACAGTCAATGAGTTCGTAACCTCCTCAGCTGCTCAGATTATCGACGTGAGTAACACTGTTGAGAGGTTCGAGGCCCGTAATCTCGATACGTCTTTCGCGGCTGCATACTTCCCTGATGTCGTGATCACAGATCCGGCAACGAAAACCAATGTTCGGTGTCCACCCTCAGTTGCTGTACTTGGGGCATTCGCTCTGAATGACGCAGTGGCCCACCCGTGGTTCGCTCCCGCAGGTTTCACCCGCGGTGCGCTGGTTTCTGTTGTAGAATCACAGGTGAAGCTCAATCGATCTAATATGGATGCACTGTATGAGGGCGATGTGAATCCCATCACATCCTTCCCCCACACACCAGGTGTTGTAATCTTCGGTCAAAAGACACTCCAAGCCGCCCAGTCCGCGCTGGACCGGGTCAATGTGAGACGTCTGCTGATTGAGATTCGCCGCCGGGTTCGACGCATCGCCAATACCCTGCTCTTCGAGCCGAACCGTGAGGAGACACTGGCCAGATTCGCCAACGCAGTCAATCCCGTGCTCCAGCGAATCCAGGCCCAGCAGGGACTTGATAGGTTTAAGGTACAGATCGACACAACAACAACAACGCAGTCTGATGTTGAGAACAACACAATTCGCGGAAAGATCTTTCTCCAGCCCACACGTGCTGTTGAATTCATCTCCCTCGACTTTGTTGTAACTAACCAGGGTGCAGAGATATAAAAACTTACTGACGTTGATATTTAGAGACGTCACAGGACTTTAGGAGACTAGGAAAATGGCAGAAACACTTTCAGTCACTGATATGCTACCCAATAAGTTTGAGCCAAAGCGCAAATTTAGATGGGTATTCGCTATTGAGGGACTCGATTCATTCTTAATGAAGACAGCCGCTCGGCCGACCATTAACACCGCAGAGCAGGAGATTTCCTTCATGAACTCCACCCGGTATCTTGCCGGAAAGACGAAGTTCGATGCGATCACTGTGACACTTCACGATCCAATCGCACCCTCCGGGGCACAACAGGTAATGGAGTGGGTCCGAACACACTTTGAGTCAGTCTCAGGCCGTGCAGGCTATGCTGATTTCTACAAGCGTGACTGCCAGCTTAAGCTACTGGATCCAGTTGGAACAGTGGTTGAGCTCTGGGACCTCAAGGGTTGCTTCCTCACTGCTGCAGCCTTCGGCGAGCTGGACTATGCGGGAGAAGATCCCACGGAGGTTTCCATCACTCTTCGCTTCGATAACGCAGTTCTCCAGTACTAGTAAAATAGTTCTAGACTCTCAAATTATGAAAACACCTCCTAGAAAACTAGGAGGTGTTTTTGTATCTGGGGATTCTTTATCATCGCCTGCTATAGTTATAGTGTGACCAGGGGACACAGAGTTACTACAAATTTGTACAACCAGACCAACTACTAGCAGATGATGCGACGATTTCAACACTCGAGAAGTGAATGATCTCCGACCGGACCTGGCGTCACGGCAGCGGTCTGCGGGTGCCCTTTGAGTCTATTATAGATTCCGCGAGGCAGCATCAGAAAACAGGCGGAAGGATATACGTGAGCACTGACTCCTTCCCTGGCAGTACCGAGTGTGTATTTGCCACTGTTATTTGTCTCTACAACGAGTCCCTCCGCAAGGGCGGAAAGTATTTCTATCAGAGACACACGGTTGATCCAAAGTCTATACCTAACTTACGTGAGAGAATGCTGCTGGAAGCACAGAAATCCATTGATTTATCCATGACCCTCTTTGACTGCGGGGTGAGCGATCTGGAGGTGCACCTAGACATAAGCCCAAAGGGCACACCTCACGCGACTTCGAGATATGCGGACATGCTCTCAGGATACACGACCGGTGTCGGCTTAGACTGTCGTGTCAAGCCTGATGCGTGGGCTGCCAGTGTGGCTGATAGACATTCTAAGGCTGTGTATGCCCAGGATAATGACAGCAGCTAATTGATTTTACAGGGCACTCTAGAGCTGTAATACTTACTAGAAGATGTTCACATCTGTTTAAGGGAGTTATAAGTGTCTGACGAACCAACTAGAGAATCTCGAAACGAAGTATTTACAGCCACACAGGCTGAGTCTGCGGGATTCAAAACTCACAATGTAATGAGAGACGACTTTGGATTTGAGATTCCGGTCGAGACTGTCCCACTACCATCGCGTGGTGTGGTATACCCATCTGACTCAGCGCTCGCTGGCCAGGAGACTGTTGAGATTCGAGCTATGACAGCACGGGAGGAGGACATCCTGACCTCTCGGGCGCTGATTAAGAAGGGGACAGTTATCACACACCTCCTTCAATCGTGTTTAGTCAATAAGCAGATTAACGTGGACGAGATGCTCTCCGGTGACAGAAATGCTATTATGACTGCACTCCGGATCACAGGCTACGGATCGAGCTACGATGTTGAGGTCGACTGCCCAGACTGTGGCGAGCGCTCCAAGCAGTCGTTCCAGCTAGCTGACCTTCCGATCGGCCGCCTCGATATTGAGCCCGTTGCCCAGGGCGCGAACCTGTTCGAGTTTACCCTTCCGGTGACTAAGAAGAAGATTCGATTTCGCTTCCTCACTGGAATTGATGAGACCAATATTACAGTTATGATGGAACGAAGAAAGAAGCAGGGAGTCACGGCTGATACACTGGTAACAACCAGGCTGCAGCATGCTATTGTTTCCATTGAGAATATCACAGATAAGTCCAAGATTAGCCACTTCATTCGAAACATGCCTGCCAGGGATTCCCTGGATCTTCGCACGTTCATCGATAAGAGTGAGCCCGGCATTGAGATGAAGTCCTGGATGGACTGTCCCTCCTGCCTGGAACACTCGGAGGTGCGGCTCCCCCTGGGGGCCTCGTTTTTTTGGCCTGACACCAACTGATAAGAGCTACTACCTCGAGCACATCTTTCTGCTAATGTACTACATGGGGTTCTCCTATGTAGAAGTCTATAATATACCCATCTGGCAGCGAACGTGGTTCATTGAACGTATCAATAAAGAGCTTAAGAAGTCAGGAGAGGGTGGGAACCGTGCAGCACACACGAACCACCCTGAGGCTCGGGAAATGATGGGAAGAGCTAGGTCCCAGGTGCCGGCAAAACTTCGTAGGTTCACATAGTCATACAGAATGATATTTATGCCCAGGAGGCATGTTTCTATGAA